GGTTGCCTGGCGCTTGGAAATTGTCAAAAATTGCAGTGCTCATGTTTTATACGCCTCTCAAGGTTGAATTGCCAAGGCCGGTAATGGTCACGTTTGGACCAAACTCGACCGGATCGATAAAAAATGCGTTGTAACCGTCTGGGATTGAAATGCTTTCATCGATCCTGTTTGGGTGCATGATCAAATTGCCAAACGTGATCTGTGCGGCTGATGCGGCAGACCCCGCCGCCTCAAGCGCCTTTTGAGTGGCAGTCGCAGCACTGGCTGTGGCCTCTGCCGCTTTATTCAGCGCCGTTGTGGCAGAGCCGCTGGCAGCAGTTGCAAATGAATTCGCCTGCGTGACGCTTGTGGCTGCAGCCGTTTGACTCGCAGCGGCTGCGGATTGACTTGCCAATGCCGCTGCTGCGCTTGCAGTCGATTCAGCGGCCTTCGTTGTGGCGGTTGCAGCATTTGAAACGGTCGTCGCCTCAAGCGCATCGACGTTTTCCTCAAGGGCATTGGCTTGCGTTGTCCAAGTTGCCAGGGCCGCGACCCATGCAAAGGACTTTGCATTAAATTCCGAGGTCGTGTCGGTAGGCGCTGGTGCTGAGGGTAAAGTTGAAATTGGCATTTAGGTCAATCCTTCTATCTCTAACGAGCAATCAGAATGCTCTGGGTAACTGATCAGGATGTCGAAATTCTTGTAAAAGCCGAACAGGGTCGTGGATTCGTACTCGTTGCTTCCGACCCATAACACTGGCTGTGCGCGGATCGAGCTCAGCGTGTTTTGAAGTGAATCGACCTCTGCCTTCTTGATCATCAGGTCAAAATTGGCACGCTTGGCAAATGCTCTCTGCACAAGAATCGTGTCGCCGAATTCGTTCGTCTCTTTGCGCGAGTAGTCTTGGATGCCGACGCGCACGCCGTAGCTGATCCCTATGCCAAAGTTTTGCTGTTGTCCGATAAGAAGCACGCCCACCGCCAGATTCGCACTACCTGAGATCTCGATCGTGATCACGCAATCCGTGTACGAAGGCAGATCAAGCAGAATGCTTTGAGAAGGTGCTACCCGTTGACCGTAGAAAAACGCCCACCAGTCAGAAGTCAACGGCAGCGAGGTCAGATCGACCGTGCGCTCGTAGACAATGCCAGGCGATCCAGTGGCAGGCGAAGTCATCGTGATGACGATCTCTGAGCCTTCGGTGATATTCAGCACTGCAAGAGAGTTAATGGCACGACCTGGCTCAAGCGTGTACTTGATGTAGTCGGCCTGCACAGTCTGCGTGCTGACCGAGGTATCAAATAACGCCCAGCGATTTGTGGGTCCGACCTCTATCCACCAGAGCGTTTCCGTTACAGGATTCTTATTAAGGTTTCCAGCCTGCAGGCTTTCATAGACCCGATGGGTACTCACGAGAATGACGCGATCACCAGCTGCGTAAGTTGTCGCGCCGCTCCATGCAGCATGATCATTCTCTGGCACGTTGGTCAGCGCAGGCGAGCCGCTGGTAATCAAGCTTGTGTCGGTGATGCCAAGAGGCTTGATAATCGAGAGTGCGTTTGCATCAGTACTCATGCTGTTGCCCCCTCATAGCGCGTCGAAGGCAATCCATCGCCCTCCCAGCGCTCGATAACCCTTGTCATTCTCGACTGCAGCGCAACTACCGCCTTAGCCTGGGCGCGTTGGTCCTCGCGCATCGAGCGCAATTCGCCGATGATGTTTTCTCCACCGCTGCCACCGAGAAGGCTTTCAGTTTGCGCCGAGTTGTACACCATGCCTGGAGAGCGGAAATTCACAAGCTCCGGACCTTCTTCGCCGACAAGCATCATGCCTGGAGAGACATATCCGCCGGTCGCTGCACCATCTCCGGCATACCAGGAGTTGTTTGCCGACCAAGCCTCGTCCTGTGCTTGTTTATTTAAAAGAATGTTATTTCTGATTGATGCAATACTTTCCCCGCTCCCCATCCAATACTGAAGACCGGCGGCATCTGGCTCTCTGCCTAAAATTTCTCGATAAAGTTGCGCGATTGATGCGTTTCTCGAAGCATCTGCGGCTGCTTGTGATGCCGCTGCAGCTGTTGCCAATCTTTGACGCTCAGCTTCTGCGGCAGCAGCGGCGACTCGAGCAGCTTCTTGCTGCCTTGCTCGCTCGGCAGCTGCTGCTGCCTCTGCCTGGGCTGCAGCCTCAGCGAGCCGCGCTTTTTCATCTGCAGCTGCTTTAGCTGCGACAAGCGCGGCCTCACGATTCGCCGCCGCTTGAAGCGCAGCTGCAGCGGCTGCGGCATTTGCCTGAGCCAGTGCGACGCGTGCGGCCTCCTCTTGCCTTGCCCGCTCGGCGGCGCTTGCCGCTGCAGCAGCAGCTGCGGCCTCAGCGATTCTGGCCTTTTCATCTGCGGCAGCCTTTGCTGCAGCAAGCTCTGCCTCTCTGCGTGCGGCTGCCTGCTGTGCTGCAATAAGTGCCGCTGCATTAGCATTGGCAAGCGCCACAGTCGCTGCGCGTTGTTCTCCCATTGCAACAGCTAAGTTATTGGTTGCCGCGCCCACACTCAGCACGGATTCATTGATGCCGTTTAAGACGTTAATTTGTTGCTGCGCGGCAATTAACTGCGCTTCGTAGTAGGAGTTTGTCGAATTGATACTGTCTTCATACTGAGTCCGCGCCTGCTCGAGGCGCGCCTTCAGTGCTTCGAGTTGTTGCTCTGCTACGGCAATCTGCGTCTGTGCGTCCGTCATCTGGCTGCCAGCTATACTGCGCAAAGCCGAAAGATCATTGGCAAGCAGCAAATTCGCACGACGCATCTCGAAGGCGCTGCCGAAGTTGTCTGAGCTAAGTCCACCTCGGGCCGCTTCAATTGCTCCAGCTAGTTCTTCTTGCTCAGGCAAGTAACCTGTCGTGCGAGCCGTGCTTAATGCCGTCTTGATAAACGACATCCCCTCCATCACTGTCTGGCGTGTCGTGCCGACTAAGTCATCTATATGCCGCCCGAGAAGGTCAAAAACCCTCGACAAACCATTAAGGTTTTCGTTTGCAATTTGACTTGCTATCTTTAAGGCTTCCTGTTGTTGCGTGAGGCTTTCGGTCAGTGAATCAAAATCTTTTGTCAGTGAGTCCAGAGCGGCCTCAAGCTCGACAGAAATGGATTGTTTGAGTTGATCAAACGCCTTGTTGACCGAACTCACCGCGCCCGAAAAGGCTGCTTGCGCGTCCTCAAGACTGTATACATGCTGCTGAAGCGCTCTGTTTGATTCGTCTAGGGTGCTTGTCTCGCGAGAGCGTAATATGGACACCTGTCCGAGCAGCTGAAAGAGCTTGTTTTCAATTGATGCGCTTTCCTGCTGGCGTCGAGCTTTGATTTCGGCGGCAAACTCTTCTGCCTCTTTTAGCTGCTCAATCGCCTCTTGCGTGGCAGCGGCAGCCGCATCGTATGCATCTTGAGCATCTTGAAGGCTGTAGATGTGCTGTTGCAGGCCGCGATTCGATTCGTCGAGCGTCTCCAACTCGCGCCGCCGAAGCTCAGCAGTCATGCCCAGCAATTGGAAAAGCTGAGTTTCAAGCGACATCCGCTCTTGCATTCGCAAGTCGGCAAGCTCTTTTGCCTTGGCTTCCGTTTCTTCAAGTGCCGTAATGTATTCGTTAAAAGCGCCTGCGGAGTTAAGCAAGGTTGCCACAAGCTCAGGACTGCCAGCCTGTTGGAATATATCCATAACCGCTCTGAAGGCTTCCCTAGTTGTTGGCAGGGCCATGCCAAGCTGGGCAAACACCTGAGTGAGTTGGTCCGTGTTTTTGTTTAGTCGTTCTTGGACTGTGTAGAAGTTTTGATAATAAAAGTCCACTTTCTGAACGAATGACTCAATGCCGCCGACTAACTCAATCAACGTATTGGCTGCACTGGCGCCGCTCATGCTGATTTCGTTGAGCTTAAATTCAAGCGCCGAAAATACTTGGTTGACTGCCGAAAGCCTTTCCGACAATCGCTTAAGGGTTTCCCCTTGAGTCTCGCCAGCATAAGCAAAGGTCTGTAATGCAGGAAATACCGCGTTGATCAGGCCGGATTCGAAACCTGCTACTGCCTCTTGCATCTTCTGCTGAATTTCTTGCTCAGACAAGTCTTTGAAACTGATATTTATAGACTGCGAAAATGTATTGATCGCATCAGTCGGCTGGCCTAGCGATTGGGCAAAGAGAGACACCGCTCCACCAATGCCGCGCAAAGATGCGTCGAGAGTGTTTTGAAGATCAGAATTTAGCGCTGTGAACTCAGTGCCGCGCTTTGTGCTGACAAACCAGCCACCAGCCTTTTTCCATTTTGCATACTCCTCGATGTCTGCTGACATAGCCGTAAACGTGCCAGACACACCTGAATCTGTATATTCTTTTGCCCCAGAGCCAAATGCGGCATTAATCACGCCGCCAATAATGCCGCCAATCGCAGCGCCAAGAGGACCGCCAACCAATGCGCCAATGGCAGTGCCGCCACCGACGGTCAACCAGGAGCTGCCCCCGACAGATTTACCACCAGAAATTAAATTTCCTAGGCCCAGACCTGCGCCAATTCCGCCCAAGTAAGATGCGACTGCGCCCAGCGAGGATGCTGATGCAAGCAAAGACTCCCCAGCGGTTGCCATTGCGCCCCCAGCTTCGCCAGCCATAGACATGGACATACCAATCTTGGATGCGGCACTAGTGACGGATGTTCCAATGCTTGTGAATCCAGTCGTTACAAGCTCATAGGCCGATTTAAGCGCTCCGCCAATGCTCATTAATGAGCTTGCGCCGCCGCCAGATTCGCCCGTGCCAGCCAAAGCCGCACCAGTCGAACCGAAACCCATAGCCCCTACAGCGCCAGAAATAATCGGCTGCAAAAGTGGTCGAAGCACGATCGTCTTAAACATACTGATCAGGAAATCTTTGGCGCTTCTGCCACCATCCATCAGCGCATCAGTTAAGGACTGGCCTATCTGGTCATTGATCTTTTGCACTTGTCGAGAGAATTCTTCTTCCTGCTTAAGGCGATCCTCGATGCCTTTTTCGCGAAGCGCGTTGGCCTCTTTAATCAAAGTGGCCTCGTCGTACTTTTCGAGCAAAGCATTGCGATCCTGAATCTTGACGTTTTCGAGCTCGCGCAAGAAGATTGAGCGCTCTCGCTCACGATTGGTCAAACCAAATGTTTGGTTTTCCATTTCGATGGTTGCGATCTTCTCCTTGAGTGTTTCGACCAGGCGGCTGTATTCCTCAGCTTCGCGTTTGGCAGCTTTCCCAGCCTCGTCAGACAAGCGAACCATTTCCCTTTTGACCCCAATCCGCCGCTGAATCTCGTTAATCTCCGAGAGGTATTTTTCAAATGCCTCGCTTCCCGCGCGAATCCCGAGCTCCTCTAGCTTACGAAGGGCGATCGAAACCGCTCTCTGTTCATTGGTCAAGCCAATAAGAGAAAACTCCTCCTCCATCTTGGCAACCAGTTCGTCTGCTGAGCTAATCATTGCGTTATAGGCAAGCGCGTGCGCATTTGCTCCCGAGCTGCCTTCAGCGCGTGCCTGGGCGGCTTTGCGCGTCTCAATCGCCAGCATCTGCTCGAAGTACGCCAGGCGCTGTGTGGCCTGAGCAAGCTTGTCATTTACATTGAATGCGATCGATGCAAGCTCGCCGTACTTTGTTTGCTGAGCGGTTAAGTCCTCAACCTCTTTTCTGTACTTTTGGACTTGATCCTCGAGCGTCGCAAAGGGGTTTGTTGTCCCAAGCAAACCAATCGCTTTCCAAAATCCGCCAGCCGCCCTCGTGCCTTCATTTAACTGATCAATTACATTTGAAAAAGCGCTTAATAATGGTCCAGCAATATTTAGAGCAAGCGCATTTATTCTTGTGCGAAGCGTATCTATCGCATCGTTAAATTGCTCGGCATCCTTAGCTGTTTGTTTAGTGACACCACTTAGCGCCGCGCCTTCGTCCATCAATGCTCTTATGGAATCGCCGCCTTGCGCCAAAAACCCAGCCAAACCTTGCCATGATTTTCCCAAAGCCATATTTGCAATTGCAGCTCTGTTTGATTGGCCTTCGGTCGCTGCGTATACGTTTGCCAGCTCGATAAGTGCCTCGACTGGATCTTGCGCAGAGATGCCTACACTTTTAAGCGCAGCACTATTGGTCGCCAAACCAAGTTGCAATTTGTTTGACGCTTGGGTTAAGGATTCCAAGCTCGTCCCAGATAACTTGGCGGCATAATCTAGGCCCGACAGTTCCTCGATCGCGATACCTGTAGCCGAACTGAGTTTGGCGAGCTTATCAATTGCGTCAATAGCACCTTTGACCCAGCTCGCAAATGCCCCGACGGACAAGCCGATCCCAAGCGCCCCAAGTGAACGCATCGCAGTATCAGCGCTCTTTTGAATTTTGCTCATGGTTGTCTCAACAGAGCGCCGCGCCTGCGCCATATCTTTCTCAAGGCGCACCACGTTCGCTGCCATCTCAATCGTGAGCTGACCAACTTTAGTAGACATTAGGATTTTTTCGCCATCAAAAGGGATTTAAAGGCATCGCTTACTCGTTTCGACAGGACGGACCTGTCAAACTCATTGACTGGGTTTCCGTATGGGGGCGGACAGGCAGGATCAGCCGCTGCTCGCATTGTGGACAGATAAGCTCTGGACATCTGGATCAGAGAACCAAACTCCCAGGCACAAAGGTCAATTTGCGACCCTTGTTGCCAGGCAATCACATCTTGGGCCGAGATAGCCACAGGACCCATCGGACCCTCGGCAAATAAACCAAGATCGCCCCAATAATGGACAAGGTAAGTGGCATCGCCAACTTCCGGCATTAAAGGCGTGCCGCCGTTGCTCAGTACTTTTTCAAGTCTTGTTCTTGGTGCGTCTTGGTCGGTGATTTTTTTATGCGTACTTTGCTGAGTTGGGGTAGCGTGAAACCACCCCAACTGCCTTGCATATAGGATCAGTTCTTGCCTGATCCCTTCGTAAAATTTGACCAATCACCGATAGCTTTATTCACCTGGTCAGCAATGAATCCAATTGCTGAATCCATGTATGCGGCCTTGAACATTTCATGACCCGTCAAGTCTTTGTAGACAAAGCCATCAAATGAAACCGTGCAAGTAGCAAGGAATTCAGCATCAAGCTCACGCTGCTCATCGTCTTTCATCTTCTTGCCGCCCTTGCGGACATAATCAAGAATCGCACGATTGCGCACACCAGACGCTTTTTGGTACTGCTTGCTACCTGGTCCGTAAACTGTGATGCTCATCGTGTCGCCAGCATCATTTGTGAGCACTTCGCCATCTGGACTTTCAAGATCAATTTTTGACGTTGGATTGACGCCGATATTTGCAATATCAAACATGATTGCTTCCTTTCGCGGGAGGGTAGGATTGCCCGTGGTCGGCGCCTGCTCACCCCGCGAAGGATGAGACAGACGTCGACTCGGTGCGCGTTTAGCCGAGATCGGCATTTATTAAGCTGCTAGGTCTTCAACAATGCCCACGCCAGCTGCCGTTGTGGTCAGCTCGAGTGTGGTTGTTGCAGTCGTGATTGAGTCAACAGAGCCAACGTTCACTTTGAAGCTCATGACGATCGCTTGAAAAAAGTAGCTATCGCCGTTCTGGGTTGTGACTTCGAATGAGTAAGCCGTGTCAGCAAGTGATGCAGCCTTCATCAAAACCTGACCCGCATCATCCGTATCCAAGCCAAGGCTTAGATTGATGGTGCCTTCGTTAAAGCTGCCCTTAAACTTCTGGGTGCCGCGAGATCCGACTGGGTTGTGAGTGACAAGAGTAAATTCACGACCGAATTCGCCAAGGTCTGTGACCTCGCCAACAGTCGTAAATGTCAGCGCGTTGTATCCGGCTGCGTTAAAAGTTGCGGGTGCGGAGGCAGAAACTTTAATCGTTGTGCCTGCAGAGGTTCTTACAGTCATGGCTTTTTCCTTTCAGAAATAAAAAAGCCCGCTACTGCGGGCAATGATTCCAGCGGGTGCTGGCGAACGTTGCAGAACGATTACTCGTAATACTGCAAAATAAAATCTGCNCTNTGCGTCCAGATGCCTGTTTCNTCATCCTTGTCCATTGGCCCCAAAAGATCGAAGCGACAAGACACCACCTTCTTTGTGGCGACCGTGGACTGGTGCTTAAAATCAAGCGCTGTGCGCACTGCGGCAAGAATTGTTTTAACTTCNGNTATCGACAAGGCGAGCGGATTNATCTGCACTCGAGCTCGCGCCATCGNTGACTCGGTGTAATTTAGATTCGGNGCTGGTAACGCATCGATGATCTGGTANACCAAAGCTGGAGGCTTGGCGTTTGGAGGCATCTGATTNAATGAAATCTTGGTCCCCACNAGCGCAGTAATTCCTGCGACATTCAAAAGCGAGGCCACGATTATTTCTGGATTCATTTCTTTGCAGCCTCTTTGTCTAATCGCTTTTTGATGTACTCGGCGACTGCTTGCACTGCGTCAGCCGATCCTGCATCAAAGGCCGGTCGCATGAATGGCTTTTCATCTGCACCAGGATGATCTACTGAAGCAACTGGTGCGCCGTTGACGATCAAGCTTTTTTTCTTTCTGGGCTTGATTAAGTGTGCGGCTGTCCCAAACTCAACCATGTGCGCGTAGAAAGCGCCTTTTCCTCCGGCACTCATCGAGGCAGTAACTTCGCCCTTTTTAAATCGCGTGCTGATGCGCAAACTCTTTCTAAGTCTGCCTGATTTGACCGGCACTTCCTCTTTTGCTCTTTCCAAGAATTCTTTGGAGCCTTCTCTAAGCGCCCCCCGCATGATGTTTCTTTCAATCTTTGCGGGGAGTTCTTTGAGCAATTTATTAAGATCCGCGAGGCCATCGATCTTGAGCGTGCTCATGCGTCCGCCCCAGTCTCGATGCAATCAAATACGATGTATCGGCGCTTATCTCCCATGTCCATGGATGCGGAAATATTAAATATCCGGCTGCCATAAAGGATGCGCCAGCCATCAGCTTCCACAGCTGGCACAAGCGACGCCTGGTATCTCACCAGTACCGTATGCGTCAGCGTCGATTCAAATGCCATGGCTCGAAGCTTTTCACGACCTCCAATCGGCTTAATGTTTGCCCAGACCGTTGTAATCTCAGTCCAGCCTAGTGAGGGCTGACCGTATGCATCAAGTCCCGCGCTTCTGCGCTGGATGATGACTCGTCTATTTAGCTGCCCCGCGTACATTAAAGGCCCCAGACCGTTCTGTATGGATTCCAAAGAGACTTAGCAACAGCAAGATATTCATTGCGCTTAGTGGGATCACCCTCATAATCGCTNTGNACCATCAAAATNATGCCCTGCNNNAGCACTGGCACCGTCTGCGGATCATCNACTGCATCANCAGCCAAATAGTCCGGCACTTCNCCATAAACGTACTCGGCGCANTCGTTTGATGCCGATGCAATCAATCGCGTAAGCAAACCNTCATCAGCAGTCCCGTCGATCCTAAGCGANGCCTTAACATCGTCAAGAATAGCCACGTTTTAATCCTTGTTGTTCTTTCGCGTGCGACGCAAGAAAGGCTTGTCGGCCTCAACTTCTGCGACCGACTCAGGCTGCGGCGCTTGCAAGTAAACTGCGCATTGCGCCTCTTCTACAAGGTGCTTCGCCATCTTCTCATCGCATCGCAAAATATCCCCTGGCCCGAACGATCCGCCTGCGGATGTTGCNCCAAANGTTTTGAATTTGATAGCTACCATTTATTTTCTCAANTTAAAAAGGAGGGGCTTTCGCCCCNTCCTTTANTTNCTGATTACGATGCGGCTGGNGTCAGATCACCGGCNCGGATTGCACCAGGGACTTCNGTNGCCAAGGCCAGACGACGCTCAGCGCGAACCGTGATCAGGTTCTTGGTGAAGTTGTCGCTGTCCGACTCGCTCAGCTCGACAATCACACCCTCGCGGTTGTAAACCGTGTAGGCTTGTGAGAAAGCTCCGACCGCCACTGTGTCAGCTGTTACGCCAACAGACTGGACGACTGGCACGCCAAAGAGGCGCATGATGCCAGTGTTATCGACACTCACTCGCGCAGCTCCAGCAGCTGTCGTCATCAATTCGATTTCAATTGCAGCGAAATCAACTGGGTTCAACAGAATGGCCTCGGCTGGGTAGCCTGCTGCCCATGAATCCGCAATCATCTTGCGAATCAGGACCAGCTTTGCAAGCGTGGAACCAAGAGCGCCAGACAGATAACCGTGAGCTGTAAAGTTGCCGCTATCAAAAATGCCGCTGATGTTTGGCGCTGTACCGTCGCCTACGCACAGCTGCGTTTCGACCTTGCGCTGGACACCGTAGCGCATGCGGTTGCTGACGTAAGCAGCCAGCGCTGTGTTATCCATTGCTAACTGGCGCGAGATCTTAATCCAGTGTGCAACAGTCGAAACAGGCATGTTGACCAAGGTCCATGTCAAGGCTGATTCTGCCTTGGCAGCACCCTCGGCAGCTTCAGCGGCATTGTTCGTGAAAGCATTTTCTTTCGTGAACTCGATCGCGTTGCTGGTCGTGGTCGATGCATTGAGCAAGGACTCAATCGTCAACATCTGGAACGCGCCAGGCACGACACCAGGCTTGCGGTCTGGTGCCACGTTGGAATCCGCGCCGACAAGGGTATTTTTAACTTCGATGCGTGCCTTTTGTGTGCGGCCTGCAGCAAAGTCCTCAAATGCACCGGATTTCACAACTTGAGCACCCCAAGTTTCGTCGGACTTGTGCTCAGGTGCGCTCGATGCGCCTTTCTGCTCAATCAAGAGCAAGCGGTCTGCAAATTCACGCTGTTGGATGCCGATGTTTTCTAGCGCGGACTTGGTATCGTTTGATACCTTGCCCAAGGTTTTCATTTCATTTTCGGCCTTGTCGGACATAAGGGCCATTTTTGCCTCGATACTATCGAGGGCTTTCATGATTGCTTCAGACATTTTAAGATCCTTTAAATTAAAAAACCGCCTGAAGGCGGTAGACTTATTGCGGAATGCGCGACTTACTCAGTGATTAACCAAGGACGCTTAATCTCAGCATCTATTTTTGCGTTGACGCGCTTGGTACGTTCAATAACATCATTGAGTGATTTCATGTCAGCCTCATTTTGAGCATCCCGCCCTTCAATGATTGCCTTCACGCGGGAGACTGTCGCCATCGCCTCCCACTTGTTCAGCCCTGCATCCCGCAGCAGCCGTTCAATATCTCGCTCTGTCTTGCACTCAGGCAGCAGAGCTTCAAAATTTATGCTTTTCACATCATTGACCCGCGCATTTGAATCAGCGGGAAACACGACCGGAGAAACCTCAACAAGATTTGTCCATCGGTGAATGATTCGACCCTTATCAGTTTCCTCATAATCGCCCGACGCCAAGTACCCGCCAATGCTTAGGCCATCGATCGTGCCATGTCTCATGGCGGCAAGAACATCAGCAGCAAGGCTCAGATCAGGCGTATATTCGCCAAACACCTTAAGGCCCTGCTCGTCCTCTTCAGCAGCCGTGTACTTGCCGATCGGAATGCTCCACTCGTGATTAAAAAACATCTTGGGCATGCCGTTCTTTGACAAGGTTTCCGCAAATGCTCCAGGCATGATCGTGTCGCCGTAGCTATCGACGCCGCCAAAGACTGAAGCGTATCCGCTGAACTTGCCTGATTCGTTCTCGTCCAGGTCTAGATCGGCCTTACTGAGCTTGATCGTTTTCAGTATTCGTTGCATTACTCACCCCGTTGCTCGTTTGTCCAAGCATTGATAGCGGCGCTAGATTCATTTGCGCCGTTAAACCATCACCACCCTCCATGGGCGGCAAGTTTTCCAATTGACGCGCTTCGTTGCGTGTCGTGATGCCGTTTTGAACACCTTTTGCGTAGACCTCGAAACGGTCCTTGATGTTTCCGCGCAGCAATGCATCAAAACTAAATTCGACCGACATCCGCGCTCTCTGCTGCGGAGTCATTACTCGCTTGGTAACAGCCTGCTCGATGCTGACCAGGAGAGGCCGGATCGAAAGCTTGTACCAACCGTCGATAATCGCATCCACACCGCTGCCCCACGTTGTGACATTCGAGTGATGCGCGAGCACTGGCGGCACATCAAACCAGCGGCAGATTTCCTCGACGCCAAACTTGCGCGACTCTAGCAACTGCTGATCCTCTGGAGAAATGCCGAGCTGTTGGTATTTCATCGCAGCTTCAAGCACAAACAGCCTGCCTGTACTCGTTGTCGAGGACATTTCACTAAAGGATGTGCGGATTGCTTCGCGCTGCGCTGGCTTCAGTACGTTATCAACCATCAGCACGCCAGTGGGCTTTCCACCTGTACCAAATAACTTGCTGGCTGATTGCTGTGCCTTGTAGAGCTCGTCAGTCGTCACACGCATGAAATCAAGCTTGGCAAAACCAACGGTCCCGTTACCCAAGTTCTTTAGGTGCAGGACGTTTTCCTCTGCCAGCACCGCCAAAGTGTCCGCCAGTCTGTACAAATAGACGACCGAGCCATCTAAAAGCACGTTCATTTCAACCTGGTCGGCTGGCATGGGCCACAATCCAACCGCCTCGCCTTGAGCATTTCGGTCGATCCGAGCGTAAGCATTGCCGCGAAGGTCGTGATTAAGCATCATGACGCGCCAGAAATCGACAGGTGTCATGCGAGAGTTTGGCGAATCGTGTAGCAACTGGTACAAGCGAGAGTTGCGATCGAGCGTCTTTTGGCCCTTCGAGTCACGCTGATAAGCAAAAAAGGGCAAGCTTGCGACAATGTTGGCACGCCGATCGACGCACGACCAGACCGCCGACAGCTGCAAAGCTCCATCTGTCTTGACATCGTTAATGTCAGCAATCAGGACGCTGCCAGGCTTGTTGTATTGCTCACCCACTCGCTCGCTTAGGGCGTTTTCCCCTATGCCGAACCAGCCGAGCATTGATGTCAGTAAGTTCGCCATTATGAGATCAGTGGTTCAAAGATAAAATCGTTAATTGATCCTTTTGCTTCAGGATTCAAACCTAATAGCGAGGCCGCATTGAACGCCGCCATCAGCGGATCGATCTTTGCAAAACCCGCCGCCTGTTTCGTGATTGAGATTGCATTGCCGCGAGGCTCAACTTTGGCGTTACCGACGCACCATGCCATCATCGGCTGACCGCCATGCACCAGAGCATCCTCTGCAAGTTTTCTTTCCATGGTCTTAATCGCTCCGGTTAGCTTCCAGCCTTGAGAAATGCCGATGATCTTGTCCTCGGGCACTCCAACGTCGTGCAAGGCCTCAATGATTCCGCCTATGCCATGCGGGTCAACCCCGACGCGATCCAATAAACCAGAATCCTCTATTCTTGAAATAATCTCAGCGATCTCCACCACATCCTCACCCATGAAGTTCACAAGGGTCAGATCGCCATCTTTTGCAAAGTCCTTAAACCGCTGAGCCTCGCTTTTTCTGCGCTCCATCACCGACGGATGAGCCCAGGCATGCGACCAAAGCATCCATTTGTGCGACTCTTTATGCCTTCCCATGACCGCTAAACCCAGCAAGTCATCAAGGCCGCCGCCATCAATCCCAACATCCACGACCTCGCACTCGGCAAGAATGGTGTCCAGCGTGACAGTGCCGCCCTGTTTTTCCCAAAAATCAGCACCGGCCCAACGGTCTGAGCGCAAATTCATACCGATTTCGACGTTCAAATGCTTAGCCAGAAAGCCGCTCATTGACTCTTCGCCATCGTTTTCGGCCTTCATGAACTCGCGCTCTAGGTAATCCTTGCTGACCGAATAACCGATGTTGGGGTTAACCATCGCAAAGTTTTCGACCTTACGATGCTCGCCCTTCTTGATCATGTCCTCGGGAAACTCGTAGATCACCGGCACGAAGCGAGGATCAACGATCTTTCCGTCGCGTACATCACGCGCATACTTCAACTTCTGCTTGAACACGCCAGCTGGAGGGTCGTCCGACTGCGTTGTCAGCCAGATAATGAAACCCTCTGGCCTTGAAGCAAGTCCGCCAGTGGCCTCGCGCAACATGTTTTCAGCGTTGGAAATCTTTCCGAACAACCAGGTTTCGTCGATCAGCACGCCGACCGACTTCTTGCCGCCCACTGAGTTTGAGTCCGCCGCCACCACCTTAAGCGTCGCGTTGGATTCCCTGTGTGTAATCGTCTTGATGTGCGTCTGCACATGCATCTAAATCATTGAGCTCATCATCCTTTTGCACCATGTCGCGTGCAGGATCAGAGCTGTTCTTCGCTAACTTCGACAGTCGGCGCAATGATGACTTAAATTCTGCCGACTGCCGCCAGTTNNAAATGAGGGCGGTCAGCATGACAGCAGCTGACCAAGGTCGTATTTACTATTCTTCGTTCGGCACGCAAACGAACCACTCGGTGATCAGTCTGTTTCCAGTCTCAGCGTCGTAAGCGCCAAAGATCGAGGCCGCTAAATCCAGCACCCAAGGCGCACAAGCTTCGCCAATTGTCGGGCTGCCTGGTGCGTCAACAATTCGCAGCTCGCGCATAACGGACAGGCCCCGCTCAGCTTCAGCGGGAAAGATCGGGGGCGGAATGATTGACTTGCCAGACTTGAGCCTTTGAGCCCAGTCCGGACAAGCTGTAGACCAAACAGGCACTTAACTGACCAATCGCAAAGGAGGCGCGACTGGTGCAAACTTTCCGCCGCTGACTTTCTTGGCGGCCTGGGCTCGCTGTTGTTTCTTTCCGGCCTCGCCAGGCTTCTCCGCAACATAAGGCAATAAAGCTTTTGCTGCATCAAGCCTAAGGCGTGCGTCAGCCATTGGATCATTCATGACTGAGACCAAAAAAATCCTAGGGTCGTCGCCAGTTAAAACTTCCGATGAAATCGTGGGCTTTGGCTTAGGCTTGCGACCAGCTCCAGGGCGTGCTCCGCCCGAGTTCGGTCTAGCCCCTCCGCTTCTGCCCTTCACGCCTGCCATTTGCTGGTTGCCTTTTGATTAGGAATTTTTTCTGCGAATGGGATCAGAGGCGGTTTACTCCGAAGTCACCTTTTTGACTTTTGACCCGCCCTTCCCCCGTCGATTTCGGCTC